TATAGCTGAGTTCCCTTGATCAATAACAGCTCTTTTTTCCGCTTTATTAGTCATCCAAGTTGGTAAACCTATACCACTCATAGCACCTCTATTTTCTTTTTCAGCTTCTTTGTGCATTTCCGCCTCTAGGCCAGTAAGTTGACCACCATTTTTTATTTCTCGTACCGCTTTAAATAAGCTCCAAGATTTCATCTCTTTAGATGCAGCTTCTTGTTCAGTTTGCACAGACATATTACCAGCTATAGATTTATTAAGCTGTTCTTGTCTTTCAGCTATTTTAATTTTTTTATCTAGAGCTTTAATTTCTGTATCAAAACCTTCCCAAGAATTACTCTCATCTTCTGTTAGATCTCTATCCGCTTTTTTTGCAGTATCTAATATAGCCTCCATAGTTTCCACTAGCTCAGCTCTATTTTCTTTTAAAGTAATTGAGTTCATAATTCTATTTAAGTTTTAATAATTTTAATTTTCTATTTAACAATTCCCTCTTTATTTGGTATTTCTCTTGTTTCGTGTTTTCTTGTTTTTCTTTTTCTGTTCTATAATTTAAAAAGCTTCTTTTACCCGCCTCAGCGTCGGGGTAAGCGGGATATGTGACTGGTGAAATATCTAATAATCGACCTACCTTTTTTATCGTTCTTATAGTTCTACCATCCGCATCTTCATCCCAGCTATCCTCTTCTACTATAAAGCCAAAGCTAGACTGACTTACATCTCCTCTCTCCAAACTTACCATTAAATCTCTACCATAACTAGTATCAGGAGCAGTAAAATTATATTTTAAACCTCGTTCATCTACTGATAAATTTAAAGTACCTGATGTAGTTCTACCGAGTATATAATTTGGATCGTGATTAAATAAAGCTCTGACATCATTTTCTAACACACCATCGAAAGCTTTAGGATCTATTTTTTCTCTGAATCCTCCAAGATTTTCACTTAAAGCTGTATTACCCTCGGAGTCTCTAAATACCGAAGCATAACCCACCACCTCACGATTTTCAGAATTTTCTACTCTGATTTCCGAGTTTATGAAATTCCTTCTCTCTAAACCATCTACATTAAGTTTATTTCTTTTATTTACATTTTCTTTATCCATAAGTACTATTTTAACATTTTCAGAATCTTCAAAATCCTCAAAATTTTTATGATAATTTTCTATATATTCTAGCCATTCTTCAGGCCTTTCATTTTTTGCAATTTCTAGACAGCTTTCCTTACTCCTTTTAAGATAGATTATTTCAGCTCCCAGCTCATCTACTATCTTTTGTCTATTTTCTTTATAGGGAGTACTATTTATTATCCAAGCTCTTATATTTTTATCTTCTTGCAATTTAGCATAAATAGCTTTCCGTATTTCAAAAACATAATCTTTAATATGTTTTAGATGTATATGGGATCGATTTATACTTATAGCTTGATGTATAGTATCAAAATCAAATATCAAATCATCACTACTAGCATTACTTCTAACATAAGTAGATTTACCACTACACGAGCTCCCCAGTACTAAGTATATTTTATTCTGATCCATTATTATTATTTTCCTCGTTTGTATTTACTTCTCCTACCTGGCCTAAGTTTAAAGGTACGAAATAATCATCACCATTCTCTACCCTATTCATATCCTCCATACCTCGTATATCATTTGGAGATAAAGCACCTACATTAAATAACTTAGTATAGTAATCAGCTCTACTATTAGCATCTGATCGTAAAAGTTCATTAGTTCTAAATTTGCAGAAATGAGTACTCTGTTCTTTTGTGCTTAATAGCTTACGATTTAACTCTTGCTCCCAGTTTATTAAATACGGGGTTAAACTATATTTAGCAAATTCAAGACTTTGCTGTTCTATGTTAGAGTAAGTAGCTTTACTTAAATCCCCTATTAAGTGAGGAGGCACTCTGAAAATCCGACTTATTTCAGATACAGAAAAATTTCTACTATCGATAAAAGCTGCATCTGCAAGAGGCATCGCTATAGTTTTAAATTTAGTACCATTTTCCAGGACGGCCGTTTGGTGAGAATTATTGAGGCCTGAGTATCTATTCGCCCAGCTTTGTCTTAATCTATTAGCAGCATCATCAGTTAGTATCCCTGGATGTTCTAAAACACCCGATAAGTTAGCTCCTTGAAAAAAGTTTGATCCGTATCGCTGAGTAGCTAAACCAAAACCTACCGCCTCTTTACAAGCTTGTATCGGGGATTTACCTATTAAACCATCAAACGATAAACCTACTATATGTAGTATCTCCATAGATCCAAAAGTACCTTTACCTTTTACTTTATAATATAACTCCCCATCATCTGATATTAATGGTTCTACTTTGTCAGGTTGTAAAATATCTAAAGCTATAGGCCTACTTGCTCCGTTCCTAGTTATTAAACAATAAGCATTACCCCAAAGGAGTAAACTATTCATCATCGTATTCCGCCAAGTAAACGATGTATATTTAGAGTTAGGGGATGTAGATAATAGCTGGTTAAGCGGGTTATTTTCGTCTATATATTTAGAATTATTAGAATCCTTTATATATACATTTAAAGGTAAACTACTAATCGTTTCTGATAATAACCTCACAGCGGCCCATACAGCTGGTAATCCTATTGAATTATCCTCGCTAACTCTAACACCACTAGCACTAGAACCCACCGATCCTAGTGTAAAATTTGATGCTGTTCGTTGCTCTTTAGGTTTGTAAAAAAAATCTAATAATCCCAAAGTAAATCAGTTAAGGTATAAGTAATTACATTAATACATACAAATATACAAAAAAAAAGGAGGTACTACTACCCCCCTTTTAAACTATGCTTAATAGTTTTTAAAATAAATTACCACCTACAGCTCCAAGCCGATACTGAGCTACATAAGCCATTTTAACCGAACCATCAGAATTTACTCTCCTGGTTGGTACTTCTAGGGTAGCAGTTTTGATCGGTACACCCGCTTTTTTTAAATCTCTTATTACACTTTGTAGATCTAAAATACCTAAATCTCTAATAAGCTTAGCAGCATCTAAACTAGTTATAGTTTTTCCACCAAGTAAATACTGGTATAAAATTCCTTTTTGTGTATTTGGTTTGATATTATATTGTTTCATTTTCTTTAAGTTTTTGTTTTATAATTTTTTCCCGATTATACTTTTGCATATTAGCTAGATAGGAGTCGGGTTTACTACTATCTAAAATAAAAGTACCACCACAAAAGTAGCACTCCTTTAATTTTATTAAAGCCATTCGCTGACAACTCATACAAAATCTAAATTTCTGATACTCCATTTATATATAATTTATAGCATTAATAATCCCTTCTCTACTTATATCAAAATCTTTTATAATTATTTTAGGTTCTTTTTTAAGAGCTATAATATCTTTCCTATGTTCTCTTTTTAATTTGCTTACTTTACTTACAGCTTTTTTTCTATTTGAGAATCCTTCTATCTCATAACCAGCTTGAAAGCTCTCTGAATGTACTATATATATTTTCATATTATTATTGCTGTTTATTATAAGCTTTTTAAATACTCCTCCTCTATTCTGATATTATCTACTTCCCCTTGTTTGAAAAGAAATATATCATAATACCATCCACCAAACTCACTATAACAAGAGTTATGTATAAGTACTGGTTGGCCAAAAAAAGTTGCTTTAGTTCCTACTGGGTATTTTGCTGTTTTATTCATTTTTAAATTCTTTAAATTATTATTTCTGTTTGTTTGTTATAACAAATATAAGACCTTTTTCCCTATAAACAAGCTTTTAGGTAAAAAAAGATTAGTTTTTTTTACTCTACCTCTGTTAATTTTTTTTAAAGTTTTTTAAAATTTTTTGCTTATTAGGTATTTTATAGGCAAATACTATATAAATAGTAGGCCTCTACCCTCGTAAATTGACTGATTATCACCCTCGATATTGTTAAGATATTCAGCTAAAGCACACACTAAAGCTACTACACCATCTATTTTATTAGTACTCTTAGCTTTGTTTGGTTTGATATTACCAGCTGGATCTTCTGTGATATGTACATTATTAAACATCCACCGCATTACTGGATTACCGCCGTGATTAATTTGCTTAGCTAAAACAAGTTTTTCGAGTAGCTTAGTAGGTGCGGACATTGACACAAATCCCATTCCGATCGGGTTCATTTTTGCTCCGTCATTAATAAGGTTTACCACAATCTGAGAAGAATTCCAGCGGTCGAAGGCACACGATATTATATTATAATCTTCAGCTAACTCTTTAAATTTATGCTCTATAAAGTTATAATCTTGTACATTACCTGGAGTAGCTATTATATGTTTCTGATCTACCCAGGTTAAATAGTCAACACCATCACCCACACCCTGAGCATTTACTTTGTCCTCAGGTACAAAAAAATAAGGTAAGATATCAAAGTTTTCATCATCATCAGGAAATATCAAAACCAGCGAACTAATATCCCTGGTCGAAGCAAGATCCAAACCCGCATAACAATCTCTACCCTTTAGCTTTATAGGATCAATAGGGGATATATTACACATCATATAATCCTCATCAGTTATCCAAAGCGACTCACTACCAGTCCATATATTAAGATGTAGCCGTTTAAAAGTATTTTGAAAACTAGGAGTAAGCATAGCTTTATTAAATTGCTGTTTAAAATATGCTTCTTTAATTATTTTACCATAACCAGGGTTAGCTTTTTTCCAAACTTCCTCAGATTTCCAGTCATCAATCTCGGCCTCAGCTCGATATAAAACTGGTAAAAATGTATCATCTTTCACTATACCATCTCTAACTTTAGTAGCATACTCGGACATT